GAGCTGGCCCGCTGCGAGACGGCCGAGCATCGGCAGGGGCTCGCCGTAGACCGCAGTGACCGACCATGTATCGGTCTGGCTGATGTCCCGGTTGTAGTCGTTGCAGAGCGGCCAGACATCGCCGAGCCGGACAAGCTTCCGGTAGTCGTCGAGCCGGTAGTCGACGTTCGGAGTCAGGATTACACCGTTTACAGTGACCTGGACGATGCTCTGCACAGGGCCGGGTAGAACGGTCTCGCTGATCTCGGTACACGAGCAGCCGTCGCCGCAGCTTCCGCAGGTGAGGTTGTACCACTGGCCGTTGATCTTGTAAGGCTGCGGCCAGGTTCCGTTCCACCAGCCCGCGAACCCGCTAGAGCCGCTGAAGCAATCCCTACGGCACGGCCGGAGCGTCACCTGGCAGGAGTCGAAGCGCTGCGCGGTGGCGTAGTAGAGAAGCTCTGAGGCCGCCTGAAGGGCCGCCCCGGAGACGAGTTCGGAGCCCGCAGGTAGCGGACAGAAAGTGAAGACAGGCTCGTAGTCGAGACACGGACCAGGCCGGTAGAACGAGTCGCCTGTCACGGGGATGCTCATGATTGCTCCTTCCTAGTCCATACTACAGAAAATGCCCGGTCATTCCGACCGGGCATCCTCCGTTTGTCTTACGTCAGCAGAACCGCGCCACAGGTAGGCGACGGCGGGGCCGTTGCCGTGATGTTGAACAGGTACTGCTCGTCCGTCTGCACCGAGCCCTCAAACCACGGTCCGGCAGAGCCGGGGCCGTTGCCCCACAGAGGACCGGCGTAGTCGGTCTCCGAGGTCGTCGAGAACTGAAGCGGTGCGTTCTCGAAGTTGAAGTCGTTGACGATCGTGTGTCCGACGTTCGGGAACGCCCAGTAGATGTAGTTCTGCTGGCCGGAGGCGTTGCAGGCGCTACGACCCGCTACCTTCTGCCAGACCTCGAGCGAGAACCGGGCCGTGACCAGGCCGCCGCCGAAGGCGACACCGGTTCCGGTCGCGGCGCCGGTCGTCAACAGGCGGTCGCCTGTGATGAGGACCAGCGCGTCAGGGTCGAGAACACACCAGTTGATCGCGAGCGACACGCGGGACAGCTCCGGGTCGTCCTTCTGGTTTACACAGAAGGCTCCCGACGCCTTACGCGTCTGCTGGACCTCGCCCTCCTCGTACTGAGGAGATGGGGTGATCTGGATGAAGCCGTCAGTGACAACCTCAGCGCTGGCCGCTCCGGTGACGGGGTTACCGCACTCGTCGAGCTTGACCAACCGCATGACGATGCCCTTGATGGCAGTTGCACACTTCGCAGCCATTTCCGGCCACCTTCCTTACGCCGCTGAGGACGCAGTGCCTGTAAGCACTCCGCCTGTACTGACCGCGACTCCGAAGAGGCAGCAGTCGTAGCCGATTACATAGGTCCGCTCGAAGATCATCTTGAGCATGTTGACCGAGCGGTCAAGCGATTCCTTGCGGTCGCCGACCAGTCCCGCCTTCGAGCGGTACAAGAAGACCGGACCCGTTGCGTAGATCCACTTGACTCCCGCCACTGCTGAGCCGTCAGGCGCAGTGCCCGGGTAGCCTGCACTGACCGAGATCTTGTGCCCGGCTGGCGAATACAAGACGCCATCGCGCTCGTCGTCGAGCAGGTGGTTCGCCGCAAGATGCGCGACCAGTTCGGCCGGGACGTGGATGGTTCCCACGCCCTTTACACAGGCCGAAAGTGCCTGCTCGATCTTGCCGAGCGCCTCGACGATGTCAAGCACTGTCGACCCGGTAGGGCCGACATTCGCCGTGGCAAGCTGAAGAACGGTGTTCCCGTCTTCCAACGTCGAAGAAGATGCGAGGTGAGGGAACGCGATGTTCGGCGCCCCGGACGTGCCGGTCCAGAAGACCCGCGCGACCTCGTCTTGCTCGGCCTCGGTGAAGGTGTCCCCGATGATGGCCTCTGCGTTCTCCCAGAATCCGGGCGCAGAGCAGTCGATCTCCACGAGAACCGTGAACGGTGTCGCTCCCCACTGGGACCGGGACGCTGTTGCGACCTTGGGGTCTGCTGTAGGCAGCGAGCTGATATTGAGCGCGTTGTTCGAGACGCACTGGTCGTACGTGGCATCAGCGTCTGGACAGACGTTCTGCCACTCGATTCCCGACTTCCAGTGTCCGCGCAGCGCCGGGGGGTCCGACCTGTTCTCGGCGACCGAGAACAGGCCGTACCCCAGCGTTGCCTTCGCCGGTGCGGGAACTGGAAGCCGACTGTTAGTCATCTCCAAGTACCCTTCTGGCTAGTTGATGCGGATTACTGGCAGGAGACGAGGTCGTGAGCGCCAGTCGTGCCGTCAGCGCAGATGTTCACGAGGATCTTGCGAACCTCGTGCCCTGGCTTGAACATGAGCCAGCAGTCCTCGGTCCAGATGCCGGTGTGGTCGTTGGTCGCGTTGAGGACCGAGTCGCGGATGATGCCGAGGTCGAGGCGCATGCCCTGACCCAGAACCACCGTGCCGGGAGCCCACATGAGGAACTCGACCTGAGTCGGCCACGAGGTGAACGCGAGAGGCGTCGCAGCGCTGACGTACGCGCCGGGGTAACCGGCCGTGCGCTCCTGGTAGTCCGAGACCCACTGGACGCGCACGTTCTCCTCGTCGAACAGGCTCATCAACGTGGCGTCGCTCATGGCGAGCGCCTCACGTGTCACGACGCCAGTGCGACGACGGATGTCGGAACGCATGGCCGCCCGGATCCACTTCGGCGCTAGCACCTCGAGCACCGCGTCAGCGCACATGGCGTACCGCGAGCGGTAGTCCTGAGCGTTCAGCGCGATGGCGTTGAGGACGGGAGCGACGAGACCCTCACCAGCGGTTCCGAAGGTTCCGGAGACCGAAGGCGTGTTCGCGAATCCGCGAAGCTGGTCGATGCGCAGGCGGTTGACCTTGTGCGCGTGGGCCGCGAAGAGCAGGCGCGTGAAGTTCGCGATGACCTCGGGATACGCGTCCTCGGTGAGGTTGCCGACTGTTAGGCAGATGCCATCACAGGCTAGGCGCTCCTCGTTGAAGCCGGGGCATGGTACCCGGCCGCAGGTCTTCGTGCCGGACTGCGCAGTGCCGGTGACGGCCGCGATGTCCTGCGTCTCGGTCCAGCGGAAGAGCGCCGTGGAGGCGACGACGTCAGCGAACGAAGGCGAGGTTGGGAACCGGATGCCTCCACGGTTGATGCCAACCGTAGGGAGGTCGAGCATGCCGTCTTCGCAGACGATGTTGTAGAAGTCGTAGCTGATCTCCGAAGGAGAACACCAACCACCGGCCGCGATCAGGATGTCCGGGTTGGCCGCAGCCGTCAGGACCTCGTTGATGTGCTCCGGAGTGGAGTCCAGCCCGAGCGAGAACTTGTGCTCGCGCATGAGCGAGGCGATCGTGTAGCGCGGCGCGTCGTCGCCCTTGCGGGTGATCGGAATCGACCGGGCACGCGACTGGAGAGCCGCGACCAGGGCGTCCACGTCGTCCAGCTTGCCGCCCGAAGTGAAGTTCGGGATGTCGGCGCTGGCGACGAGCACAGCTTCACGACGTCCGGCCTTGACCTCAGGGGCGTTCTTGGCCGCGTCGGCGAGCGACGGGTTCTTGAACGACTTGGCAGCCGCAGCCGTCACGATCTCCTCAGCGGCAGTGACCGCAGCCGAGGCAGCAGCGGCAGCAGCCTGCTTGGAAGCGAACTCGGCGCGCTTGGCGGCAAGCTCGGTGCGCTTGGCGTCGTTGTCGGCCGCAGCGGTTACACGCCGGGCGCGCTCCGCCTGAACAGCCTCAACGGACGTGGCGATCATGTCCATCTCGGCAATCTCCGCCTGGACGGTGGCCAGCTCGACCGTGTTGCTCTGGGAGAGAATATCGAAGCGCGCGAGACCCTCGGTCTCAAACGACGCTAGTGCCTCATCCGAGAGGGCCGTGAGGTCCTCTGGAAGGCTTGGATTTGCAGACATCCGGGGCAGCCCTTCATACAGATGTTTTCTGTCAGACTGGCCCGTCTAGTGGTGATAGTAACCTGCCCCGTGTTGTCTTTGCAAACAATACGGGGCAGATCGTAGTTCGTTGTAGTTAGTTAGTGACCTCAGCAGGCGAAACCTGCACCTCAGGGGCTAGGTACCAGCCCGTGTTCGCGATGGCAGCAGCCGCCGAGGCCTGCATGATCGCGGCGTTCATCTCCGCGTCCTGTGCGGCCCGTGCCGCCATGTCCGCCTGAGCCTGGACGCTCGTGACCACGTCACGTGTCCGTCCGCAGTTACAACTCATGTCTAGTCCCTCCCGAGACGCTCTACTAGTGCGATCTTACGTGAAGTAAGGTCCGCAAGCACCCGTGCGCGAAGATCAGCCTTCGCCTGCGGGATCTGATACTCGACCGGCACCGACGACGCCACGAGAGCGCCTTCCTCGTACAGCACCGACGCCGCCTGACGGGCCATGGCGAATCCGGGGACCGGAACGAGCAGCGCCGCGATGAACTCACGGACACCCGGCCGGTCGGGGTGTGCCTGCCAGTCGCCGGAGAGTGTGCAGGCCAGCATGCGCGAGACCTGCTCAGCCGTGGCGAAGGGCGCGGTAGCTCCCGCAACCCAGACGTCGCCGTCCTTCGTCTCGCCGATGCGGATGTTGGCCGCGATGCTGCACGAGTTGTCGTAGTGCGAGATGCGGTCTTCCAGGGTGCCGTAGTTCTGCGTCGGAGCGTGCCCGCAGCCCATGGTGATGACTCCCGTGACCACCCGGCCACCGCCCTCGACCAGCGTTTCCTTGCCCATGAAGCGCGTGTAAACCACGTTCTTGGTCGGAACCTTCGTCTTCACAGCACGGTGTGTCGTGTTCCGGGGCGCCAGCAGTCCGTAGACCCGGCCCTCGTCGGTGACGGTCAGAGCGCCGCGCATCTCGACGTCGGTCGGCTCGTCGAACCACCAGGCTGGGGGCAGATCCGGGATCGTGATCGTGTGCGCCGCCGCGACGAGCGGCTCAGGAAGCTCGGCATCACAGACCACGCACGCGTTTACACGCTCCTGCGGTTCCGTGTAAAGTTCGCCGACAGCCGACGCGGTCAGCATGTCGCCCGAGAGGAAGATCTTCGCCTCGACGAACGCGGGGAAGGCGACAAGCGTCGCGCCGCGTACGCGGCCCCGGTTGAAGACGGTCATCTTCGGCTTCGAGAAGCCAGGACCCTCGCCGGGCAAGTTGCCGTAGACGAGCTGGATGTCCGCGTCCTTGACCTTGTCCACGTCCACCGAGACGCCATTGAGGAACTCCTCCGACATCAGGCGGAAGACTTCACGCCCGATCGGCTCGCCGTTGTGGGTCGCGGCAAGATCGATGATCCCGGAGCCGAAGAGACGGTTACTCTTGCGGTAGACGTTGCTGATCTGCCCGACCAGCACCGAGCCGCTGTGGCCTCCGGTGTTGGAGGGCTGGTACATCAGCGGCAGTGGTAGCTGCGCCCAGTCAAGGCTCCCGAGCGCGAAGAGACGGCCGTCCCCGGACTCGACGCCCTCGACAGTGAGAACGCCCTCCCACGGCGCGTACAGAGCCGGGGGAGGTGCTGTCTTCACGCCGTCGTCCGCGAGGATCTCTGGAATTCCACTCGCAGTCAGTGTCGGCCCCGCAAGGACCTTGACCTCAGGACCGTCGTCAACGAATCGACTGTAGGTCATCTCTACTTGCCTCCTTCAGGTACAACTTCGACGTCAACAAGTCGGACGCCGTTCTTGTCCCTCTCAGTGTCCCGGATGATCCGGTATGTAAGTCCTCGGTTGAGCAGAATCTCCTGCTCATCCCGCGTAAGCGAGGCTGCCTTCGGCAGGAACATCGCCTTCGTGCCCTTCGGAACGAGGATGCGCATCTTCACGCTGGCCGAACTTCCCGTAAGGAAGTAGTCGGCCGCATCCTCGCTCGCAGTCGTGGAAGAGAAGCCTTCGTCCGTCCAGGTCAGGCCCTCGTTGTTCTCGAGCGAGTCCCACGATGATCCGAACGTCTTCTTCGGGTCGCGGATCCCCCTGTAAACGGCAACGTCCTTGCCCACCTGCGCATTGGACATCCCC